GTGGTCCGGCATAATGGGTGGTATTGGGTATGGTGGTGGAGTTGGCCACATTACCGCCTGAACTATAGGCGCCGGTGAGAGCATAGCTCATCAGGGTATAGATCCCGTTTACAGCACTGCCACTGCTGCCACCGTTCGCGGTGAGTGGAGTCAGCGCACCCAGATTGGCCAGTTCGGTGACTACTGTCGTGACCACAGGCAGTTCTGAGTTCACCGTGGCTCCAGCAGCTATGCCTATGATGTCATTGGTGGTTACTGTGTTGCCTGGACCAGTACCTGTGGCCAAGGTGTTGCCCACGAAATCCGTGACCACCGTGGGTATGGGTGTGGCCAGGGCGTTGATGAGATCGAGATCTTTATTGCTCTCGAGATTGCTCACTGCCTCGCTCACGCCCGGTAAGTCGGCACGGAAGATGTCTTTGACCTGGCGCAGGCTGCGGCTCAGGGCTTGGTTGGCCAGTGCTTGATCTGGGGGGATGATTTTTTTCAGCGTGTTGTAGGTGGTCATACCACGGCCTCCACTGGCGGTAGTCCCAATCTAGCACGCACTATGGGATCGTCTCCGGTGTAGGCCGGAGCTCGGGGATCTACCAGGAATCGTTCTAGATTGGTGTTCACGGCACCTGACGCACTGGCATAGATACCACGGAGCCCGTCTGGCGTGGGCATGGTCAAACTAGGGAAACTATTGGGCAATATCTTCACAGGATTGAGCAGATCGGCCATGTTATTGATACCCGGAGTCCTTACCCCCAGCACGTTCTTGACCTGTGCAAGCTCCGAACCAGTGATCTGGGTCATGCCTTGATAGAGAGCGCGGTTGGCCGAGTCAGATATGTTGGGCAGGCCGCCCCGAGCCAGATTCGTTATGGCTGCTGTGTCCACACCGGCCTGTCGGAGGGCTGTTTCTACTCCCGGCACAAGGCCACCCACTGATGCCAGTTGTCCTACCAAAGCGGAGGGACTGCCCAGGTTCGGCAGATTGTTCATGTTGATGAGATTTCCTAGATTTCCTAGATCTCCACCCAAGGCACCAAATGCTTCTGATACCTGGCTGAAACCACCGGTGATGAGATTGTCCATGCCTCCAGTGACGGGACCGAAGGTAGTAGAAATACCGCTGAGATTAAGACCGCTGTTCACGAACTGATTGGCCTGGCCCACAAAGCCTTGTGCAGAATTGAAGATCTGGCCAAATCGGGTGAGATCTCCTGATCCCATGATGCCTGATGCAGTCTGCGAGATAAGACCCGTGAATCCTCCACCAAATCCACCGCCCGGAGCTAACACATTGAGAGCGCTCGAAAACCCGCCTGGTATGGCATTGGTCAGCGCTGGAAAGATATCTGCGCCCAGGGTCTGCAGACTGGATAAAGTGCCGCTGCCTAAAATACCCGAAGCTGAGCTGACAATGTCGCTAAACTGTCCTGCGATGGGCAGAGCGTTGAAACTGTCCAGGGCGCTGGTGAGAGCCGAACTCACTCCTAGACTTGATCCTAACCCTGCTATGGCACCGGCACCCGGCAGGAGCCCTGCGCCGGCTATGCTCATCACTGCACTGAGTGGACCTCCACAACTCATGTCATGACCCTATGATCACGTCGGAACTACCTGTGGCCACCGCGGTACAGCTGGCCAATTTAGAGCCCACAAAAGCCGCGGGTCTGCCATTTATGATGACCGAAGAGCTGCCTGTCACGATAGGTGCTGTGTGTGTGCCACATCTCCGACGTGCAGGAATCAGATGGGGAACAGAGGTATCGCCGATCCTGGCCGCACCTCTTCCATTTATCACCACATCCGTGCTGCCGGTGGCAATCACGTAGGGACTGCAGTGGGGTATTCCGGCATCACCTTGTCTTGCCGCTGCGGGCATGTTCTATCTCCATCAATCTCTCAAATCGTGGCACCCAGGCATCAATCTCATCGTGTTGGGCCTGGGTATGTGGGCCGGGCGGGATTTCGGGACGGAACTCTATCACATGATCAAATACAGCAGGTATGTCTTCATATCTGGTGTATTCATGCAGCTGGCCCGAGATCATGATCACGAACCTGTGCGACATGCTAGCCAGTTATGATAGACTTTCGCACAGGTGCGATGCCCGTGGTGGCCTGTATCCAACTGTCGCGCACGTCATCGCGGGTGTCCGCGATCATGGCCCAACTCGCAGTATTTAGCCGCACATTTCGGTCCTGGTTTGAGCTGAACAGCGCCGGCATCATCTGTAGCCCTTGGGGACTCAGCACAGTGAGTATGGGATTCTGGACGATCATGTGATCCTGCTCGATCACCAGGATCTTGGCCACAAGCTCTTCACCTGTGATCAGTTTGAAAGTGTAGATTTCGTCGGTTTTGAGATTCATAGGGTCTGGTCTGCCAAAGAATTGCGCAGATCTATCTCAGACAGGATTTCTTCTGCGGTCATCTTACTTAGGCCGGTCCAGCCACCCTCCACGAATATCTTGCCATCCATGAAGATCTGCGGCACGGTGCGCAGACCCTGTTGCTGGACGAATTCCCGTGCTTCAGTATCTTGCTCGATGTTTATCTCACGGAACGGGATGTTTTTTGACTTGAGATAGTTCTTGGCGTTTACACAGTAAGGACATACAGTTTTTGAATAGATAGTGAGCATCAGAGTGATAATCCTGAGAGAGTATTAGAGTCTACATCTTGCTTAGTACCGCCCACCACATAAGATGAGATTTCTGTCTCTTGTGGTGCCACTTGCACCTCGGCCCCTGCGATCCATTTCTGGGTCCATGGTAAGGGATTGGAGCCGCCTCGGTATGGACCGTGTAAACCGATGGCGGTCATCCGCTTGTTAGCGATCCATTCGATGTAGTCCGACAGCAGTTGTTCGTTGAGTCCGATCATGCTGCCTGAACTGAAAAGATAGTGTGCCCATTGCTTTTCTTGATCTACAGCGTCTCGGAACATCTGGATCACTTCAATTTCACATTCTGTGCGGATACGTGCGAAATCCGGATCGTCTTGAGGTAACAGTTTCAGCAATTGCTGGGTGCTGGCCAGATGCACGTTTTCATCTCTGGCTATGAACTTGATGATCTTAGCGTTACCCTCCATCTTCTTGAGCTCTGCGAACGCCCAGGAGCACGCAAAACTAACATAGAACCTGATGCCCTCGAGAACGTTAACCGAGGCCAGGCACAACCACAGCTTTTTCTTAAGTTCATATTGATCGATCTCCATGGTCTTACCATTCACGTCGTGAGAGCCTGTACCCAGCAGCTGGTACCATGTACTATACTCAATAAGATCATCGTAGTATCTGGAGATGTCTTGACCGCAGGCCACGATCTCTTCCACATCCAACATCTCATCAAACACACGACCCGGATCGGAATACACGTTGCGTATGATATGTGTGTATGATCGGCTGTGGATGGTTTCTGAAAACGCCCAGGTTTCGATCCAGGTCTCCAGTTCGGGCAGGCTCACCAATGGCAAGAATGCGAGATTGGGACTGCGGCCTTGCACGGAATCTAACAGGATCTGGCGCTTGAGATTGGCGGTGAATATGTGCCGTTCCCAGTCTGTGAGATCCTTGAAGTCCTTGGCATCACGGAGCACGTCTACTTCCTCGGGGCGCCAGAAGAATCCCAACTGTTTGTCGGTGAGTTTGTCGAACTGCCGATACTTCAAGGTATCATATCGTTGCATGCCCACACCACCTTGGGGGTCCAGGAAGGCCAGGCTGGTGGTGTGATTTCGGTTCTTGCGGAGGTTCAATACTGTCATGAATCGGGTCTCTTTGGTTATATTTTGCAGCTATCACAGGAATCATCGTCCATCTGGAGGCTGATATCAACATTTTCTATGATAACAGATTTTTGGCTCATCCGGTCAACATCAATCTCTCCGGATCCATCGTACGTGTTGAAATAGTATAATTGCTTGAGACCGTATTTGTAACACATGATCAGATGTTTCAGCATCTCCGACATTGGGATCTTTTCATCTTCGTAGTGTTGTGGATTGTATGATGTGTTTACTGAGATACCCTGATCGATGTATTTTTGCAACACGGCCATGATGTTGAGATATCCTTCAGGACTCTTTTGGTTCCATAACAGCTCATATCGGTTCTTCAGTCGTCGGTATTCTGGCACCACTTGCTTGAGCACACCGTCCTTGCTCTGTTTCACGCTCACATATGAGCGTGGTGGTTCCACGCCGTTCGTAGAGTTTGATATCTGTGCCGAGGTTTCTGCGGGCATCAGAGCCATCAGGGTGGAATTACGGATGCCATGCTCGCGCAACCGCGTACGGAGACCGTCCCAGTCTACGCAATCTTGCGGTGGTACCAACTCATCCACTTCTCGCTTGTAGGTATCTACCGGCAGTATGCCATCATGATACCGTGTTTCCGAGCTTTTGGGGCAGGCTCCTCGCTCTGCGGCCAGATCAACCGACGCTTTGATCAGATAGTATGACCAGTGCTGGGCCCAGCGATCTACCACGGGCAGGGCGCGAGGATCTGTGTAGGAGAGATCATTCTTGGCCAGCCAGTAGGCAAGATTGATGATGCCCACGCCCAAAGGCCTGCGATTTTCCGTGGCGATCTGTGCGGCCAAGATAGGATAGTTTTGATAGCTCAAGAGGGCATCCAAGCCACGCACGGCCAGGGTGCAGGCT